TGGCGGGCGTAAAGGGTTACACTCTCCGTGGTGAAGTTTTCCGGCACGTAAAAGTTCATTACGCCCAAAACCGTGTAAGTGTCCCCTTCTACTTCAATCGTTTCCGTTATCCCGTCCCCGTTCGGGTCGGGGGCTAACTCTATATTTTCGTAGAGTGTGAACGCTACCGGGGTCGAACTCTCAAAATCGGAGCTTACCGCGTTTTCCGTGGTTTGTTGTGTGGCGTTGCGGAGATATGAAGTTAATTCGGGAACGGCCACGCTGGGGGTAGCGGAAACGCGGATATTCGCCGGGGTTACCGATAGCCGGCTAATCTTATACGGGGCATTGTCCACGGTGATATTGTCCCCGTCCCTTAGTTGGATATTCCGGGGGTTTATTGCTAAAGTTAAGTCCAGTTCGCGGTCTTCCCGGTTAAAGCGGTCTAAGTAAACCTTCGCTAATTTGGTAGCGGTGTCCACGTCTTGAATTTGCGGGAACTTCTTAACGGTCGTCATTGGGTAGTTGTTGCTTATGTCCGTGCCGTCCTGAGCGACCCCAATGGGCACGCTACCGTCCGGGGAAACCCCCCCGACTACGATAACGCGGTTTACTTTGTTCTTAATGTCCTTCCGGTTCACTACTTTATAAATCGCGTCGTATAAGTCCACGCTCCCGTGTTTAAGCCCCAGATGAACCCCCTTCGCGTCGTCCACCCATAAGTCCACGTTGAGAATATCCGCCAAAAGGCCTAACGCCTTCCACCGGGGGGTAAAATCGAATTTGAGCGTTACCGTGTCCGTGGGGCATTCGACTAAATAAAATTGTGTCCCGTTTAAGATTTGTTCGGCTATTAAGTCCGCGCGGGTGTTAGTGTATTCGAAGACCCCGTTAAGCGTTCCGTTATCCGCGTCCACTTCCGCGAAAATGTCTTTTGCTAAAATCGTTTCCAAACCGTCCGCGACTATATCAATCGTTGAAGACCGTTCGGGCGTGTCAATCTCCGTGATTATGCCCGAAAAGATATGAAAAACGTTCCCCGCGCCGTCGTCCCAGCTTACCGTAATGCTGTCCCCCAACGCCACGGCCGTGGACTTCGGGAGAGTAGCCCGGAGCGTGGGGATTTGGCTTAACCGGCGCGTAAGCGTGAACTTCTCCAGCTTTACCGGCCACCCGTTAAGCATGGTGGGGAAGTTGTAGATAACCCGCCCACGGTGGAAAACGCGGTGGATTGGGGTAAACAAATCCACCACGGCCACGGCGTCCGCCACGGGGGTAACGTGGAACGCGCGCCGGGTTACCACGTCCGCAATCGTGAAAGCGTCGGCTATGCTTTCCGTTTTTATCTTAACCGCGGTTACTCCGTCCACTAAAGTAGTGGTTTCAGCCCCCGCCGTCCCCGCTTTCCCCGAAACGGCTTCGGCTAACGTGGTTAAGTCGGCTATTGTTTCAGTCGTTACCATGCCAACCGCCTACTTAATTTTTCCTCTATCGCGTCGGCCAAACGGTCAATGTCCGTATCGTCCCTTATCGCGACCCCATTTAGGGTAATGTTCACGTTAGTGGGCTGGGTTGTAGTGAAAGCGCCCACCGTCGCCGGTTGCGGTGGGATTTTGACCGGCGGTAATTCGGGGGTCATCTCCCTCGCCATTTTCTTAACGCCCAAAACGTAGCCTTCCACCACGTTCTTACCAATCTCCGCGAAGACTTTAGACGGTGAACCAATGCCCAAAAGGTCTTTGGCTTCGTCCACCGCGCTTTGGAGTGGAGAAAGCAACGCGTCTTTAAGCGCGGACGCTAAGCCACTAAGCCCGTTTTTGATACCGTCCACAATCGCGTGGCCTATCTCTATGGCCTTCGCTTTCACTTTCCCCGGTATCTCCTGAACGGCCGTGATTACGTCTTTTAGCTTATTGGCCACGGTGTTTTTGATATTCGCCAACCCATTCTTAACGCCGTCCACGATTTTACGCCCTAACGTCTTCCCCGCGTTGAGTAACCGGCTACCGTAGCTTTTGACGGTAGTAACCGCGCCGGAGAGTGCCGGGCGTATCTTATTCGCCAACTTCCCTAACGCTTCCTTTGCTTTGTTTACTGCCACCACGAACCCGTCATAAAGCGCGTGGCCGAAGGCAATGACTTTATCACGCGCTCCACCGATATTGAAGACTAACGCGACTATTACGGCAATCAGCGCGCCGATTAGGATTATTGGTAAGCTTATCGCTCCGGCCAATGCGCCTAATGCGATACCCACCGACCCCAGCGCATAACTCACCGCGCCGGCTATCGCACTTAGACCGCCGAACGCTCCGGCTAATGACCCGACCGCGCTACCCACGGCCGACACGACCGGCCAAAGCGTCCCCAGCGCTTGAGCTAAGAAAGCCAACCCCGCGATTAATGGGGCTAACACGGCCGTAACCGCGATTAACTTACCTATCAACTGCCCGAACCCGGGGGGTAACCTGTCCATCACGTTCGCGACCGCCATGAACGCGTCGGCCATAGCCATGAAAGCGGACGCCATACCTTCCCCTAACTCCTTCGCAAACTTAACCGTCTTATCGTCCTGTGCTAACTCCTTTAGCTTATTCGCCAACTTCGTGATGGTCGGGGCTAATTGTTGCCCTATCGTAATCGCCAAATCGTTAAAGTTGTTCTTCAAAATCTTCAATTGGGAATTTAAGCCCCCTTCCTGTTCCTTTGCTATCTTCTCCGTAATCCCGTCCATCTCTTTCAATTTGCCGTTTAACTTATCCACCGCGTCCACGTTGTCCATGAGCGCTAACGCCACTTGACCGCCACGGTCGCCGAAGATTAACATAACGTCCGACGCGTCCGCTCCCGCTTCCTTCAAACGGCGGAGTATCTGGGTTAAACTATGAGTGCGCGGGTCTAACTCACTCATGGAGATACCCAACCGGTCTAACGCGTCTTTAGCCCTATCAGTCGGATTAAGCAATTCGCTAAGCATTCTCCTTAAGCCCGTTCCGGCCTGAGACCCCTTAATGCCCTGATTGGCCAAAATGCCTATCGCGCTCGAAACGTCTTCGATACTCCAGCCGACGGAGTGAGCCACGGGCGCTACATACTTCATAGCTTCGGCTAACTGAACCATGTTCGTGTTTGTAGCCGTTACCGTGCCCACTAACACGTCATTAACGTGGCTTAGGTCTTCTACGGCCAAACCGAACGCCCTAAGGGAGTTTACCGCTATATCCGTCGCGGTGGCCATGTCCAATTGGGACGCTTCGGCCAAACGGGCAACCTTCGGCATGGCCTTTAAGCTCTCTTCGGCTGTCAAACCGGCGGACGCTAAGTAATAATAGCTTTCCGCGACTTCTTTATGAGAAACGGCCATCGTCCGGGCGACTTCGCGGGCTTTGTCTATTAGTTGTTTCTTCATGCTATCGCTCACGTCGCCCATTATTGCCATGCTGTTTCTCATGGCTTGGTCGAAGTCGCCAAACGCGCTAACGGTCTTATACACAAAAACGCCGGCCAACACTCCCGCCACGGCCGTGGCCGTAGCGCTTAAGCCTTTTAAGGACTTCCCGACCCGGTTAATCGCGCTGGTAGCGTTGTCCTTTGCCGTGATGATAACCTTAATCTCTTCGTTAAACCCCATTTTCCCCGCTCTCCTTCTCAAACTCCGTGATGGCTTCCACCACGGCCACCAACTCCTTTAACTTCCCTTCCGGCACGCCCTCAAATTCGAACGGTGAAACGTTGAAAAACCGCGCCAACTGGACGCGTAAAAGCAAACGGGAAACCCGCCACGCTTCCTTTTCCGTTGCAATGAAAAAGTAAGGCTTATTTTTGAGTAACCGGCGCGCCAACACCTTTACTTTTTTTCTCCAGCCCCCACCATGTTAAGGCTTTGGAAGTATTCAGCGGACGCGTTAAGGAGTGCGTAGTAAATAGAACTGGGTAAGCGCTTAACTTCGTCATCGCTAAGGTGGAAACACATTTTTATTAGTGTAACGTTCGCTTCGGGTAGTTTCTCCTTAATCGGGTTCATGTCATCGTCGTAATACTTCATTAAGAACTCGTCCACTTCGTAGCCGGCCGGCTCATAAAGGGTGAATTTGTGCCCCTTTATCTCAATCTCCTTAACAACCGTGTTAAACTCCATTCCTATCACTTCCTTACGATTTTGTTAATTATGCTCCGACGCTTAACCAACGCCTTAATTATCGAATTGGCCGTTATCATGGCCGTAATGCGGGAGTAAAGCCGTAAGACTTCCCGCGCAAACAACCACTTAAGGGTCGCCACGTCGGCCGTAATGGTAAGCGCGTCAAATAACGAAAGCCCCGCAACGCTCCCGCCAATCACTTCATTAAGCCCCGCCACGTCCGTGAGAACCGCAATGGCCGTTAAGTAGTGGCTTATAACGTCGTCCAAAAGCGGGATAACCTCATTAACCACCGCACGCGGGAAGACACTAACCGCGTCCGGCAACCCTACCCCGTCCAGCACCTTTAACATGAGTTTGGCCGTATCCTTAGCAACAACCCCCACGCTTTCCATTCCTACCGTATCCGCGCTTTCCCAAAGCTTAGTTTTTAGTAAAATGCCCGTAAGCTCCACGCTCAACGCGTTTAAGGTCATCGCGTCCACCATGCTAATGGTATCGGCCACCGCTTCCGTCGTAACGCCTACTATCTGGGTCGCGGTGAGCGCGTCCACCAACCCCGTAACGTCCCCCGTGAGCATGGCCACGGACGCTTTCAACCTCTCCAGCGCCGTAAGCAAATCCCGCACCACGGCCGTGGTGGTGGCTTTAGCTTCCGCGCTCAACCCCAGCACGTCCGCCAACGCCTGAACTTCCTTTAAAATCTGTTCTACCGCACTCACCACGTCCGCTAACGTAACCGCTTCCGCTAAGAGTGAATACGCCGACGTGATAGTTTCCGCGCTCACGGTAGTGGCGTCCGTCATGACCCCCGCGGGGCTTCCAACATTCCCGGCCACCAATGAGATTAACGACAACACGCGGGAAGTCGCGGGAAGTCCTAACGCTTCCGCCAACGCCACCGCTTCCCGACCCGCCATTTTGACCCCTAAAGTGGCCGTGTCGGCCGGGGTAATTGCGTCCGAAACCCCCGCGCCGGACACCTGAAAAGCGACCGCGGTTAGGGCTTCATAATCCCGTAGAACCCCCGCCGTGCTCCCGACTAACGCGGTGTTCAGCCCGACGGTATCACTTACCCCGACGCCTACCATTCGCGCTAACTCTAAAATCTCCGTGAGTGTAACCGCTTCCGTCCCGTGCTGGGTTGGGCTTTCTCCCCTTATGTCAATCATGCCCACGCTGTCCTTTAAGCCCGTCCCCAAACTCCCGCGTAAAGCTTCCGAAAAGCTCAACGTGTCCGCCACCGTCTCAGTAACCACCGACGATACGGTTTTATACGTGAATTTTTCCACCACGTAGTTGGTAGCGTTGTCATCTTGATATGCGACCCATAACTGCCCCGTGTCTTTTTCTAACCATGCTTCCCATTGGCTATAACTATCGAATTCGTAAGTTAGCGCGTCGCTCCAGTAATCTAAAGTTGGCGTCGTGCTTCCCCATACAAATGTGGCTTTCCTAAGCTTCCACCTGTCATAATAATTGACCATAGCCACGTAAACGGTGTTAGTGTCCGGGTCATAGTCCCCTGTGGCCTGCCAAATCCCGGTGGTATCTCCTACTAAAAAGGGGCTTCCAACCGCACCGTTAGCGTAATAAACGCCTTTTACTAACCCGTCCGCGTTATCCGTGTATAATATCAGCCCCTCCCCGTTGCCGTTACCGATGACGGTTATAGCATTGCCCCCACGGGGGGTTACTCCCGCGACCGTCCCGGACGCTTCAACACTCCCCGTATTATTATCTAACACCTGCCAAATAAGCCCAGTCGCGGAGCGGGACGCAAATAACGCTTTGCCCCCGCCTAAATCCCCTAACCCCATCTCATAAACATCATTTACCGCGTCGTTTAAGACCACTTCCCACCGGTTCAACTGGGTGGCTGTCCCGTCTCCGTTGTCCTTCCATGTGGTTATGACTGCCCACCCGTAATCCGGGGCGTTCTCCACATTATCCACGACTGCCCAAAGCGTCCCACCGAAGTTGAACAAATGCGCTTTATCTGTTGAGCCTATCGCGTCGGTGTTGGTCGTGGACGTTCCCCAGCCTTCATATAAATTCAATTGGGTTAGCGTCCCGTCCGCGTTTATTTGAAACACTCTCAACGCGCCGTTATTCTGCCATTGCCCAACACGTGTAACCGCAAATAGGTAACTCCCCGGGGGGGTGGTTATGCTCGCGTGATTAATCCACGCCACGGATACTAACGTTCCCGGGGCTGTCCATGTAGCCCCGCCGTCCGTGGACGACCAATAATATTCGTAATCATATTGGTGGTAACCCAGTAAGAACACTCGCCCGTTCACCTTCCCAAATGATGGGATTTGAGGATTATTTGGTAGTATTGTATCGGTATTGTAAACCACTACGGCCATAGTCTCACGCTCACGTAATTACATAATTAGACAATCACATAATTAAAGAAAAGGTGGAAGTGCGATTACTGCACCTGAACCGTCCACGTAACCTCTAACTGCTCTCCCGCGTCCCAATCCATGTTTTTCGCCAATTTTATGGCATGGCTAAGCATTACGGGGGTTGTTGCGGAGTTAAAAAGGCCATACTCCGTAACGGCCGACGTGCCCGTAAGCCCGTCCGCGCTGGAGAAAGTGGCCACGAATTGCGCCGTGTCGTCGGTTACGGTGGTTGTAACGCTGGTTATCGTGGCGGTTTTACGGGCTAACTCCGTCTCCATGCCCGTGTCGGTGGCGGTCTCCGCGGTTGTGCCCGTGCCTATCGCTATCGTATCGAAAGCCGTTCCACCCAGCCCCGACCCGATAAGCTTAGCCACTTCGGCCTTACCCACGTTCACGACTAAGTTACTAAATTCGTCTTCTTCCAACACGCGCCCGTTCGCGTCCAGCTTCCTAACCCTTACTTTGCCCTTAAGCTTAAACCTAAATGCTTCCTTCATCTTCTCCTCACCTTCTTTCATTCAAAGTGTTCAAACACGGGGAGTTTGGCCGTTTCGCCGTAGTATTTGCTACCGTCCGGATACTCCGCGTAAGCCTGAATACGGTAAAGCCCCGGCGTGTCCAAATCGCCGGGCTGGGTCGTGTATTGTAGTGTAGTCCCTGAAACGGTGGCGTCCCAGCTCACCGCCGACCCGTCCGGCTTTTGAACCAATATTTTAGTAACGGTGGCGTTCCCTAAGTCGTCCTTCTCCGTTTCCAACTCAATGAGTAGGCCAACCGTCCCCGTGTAAACCTTCCCCATCACCATCACGTCCGCGGATAGCTCCCCACGTCGTTGGTTAGAACCACGTAAGCGCTACCGTTCGTCCCGTCGTCCAGCCCTTCAAACTCCACATCTTCTATGAGTAGTTGCTTATCTACCTGTGTTTCCTTCCCGCGTTTCACGATTATGGCGTTCGGAACGTGTATTTCGATGGTTGCGCCGTCCCCGTTGCTTAGTGTGATGACTAAGGGCTTTGAAGTGCCGGCCAAAAAGTCCGTTATCATTGTAACGTCGTCGGCCAACACGTCCGCTTTGAGCTTTGCGCTAAAGTTGCCTTCGGGTATTAGCGTCCTTCCGTTGTCCCCGCTCAATGTAAAGCCGTCTTTCTCCGCGTCCCTTTCCAAAGTTATTTCGACTGAACCGACGGCTAAGATTGCCCCGCCCCACGTTAGCGTCCCGTTGATGACCCTAAAGGTTTTAGAACCGTCGCGGGTGGCGGGCAATATGCCGGTTACGACTTCTCCGGTCTTCCCCAGCACTTCCACGCTCATGTCCACGTCGCCGTTCGCGGGGGTCTTCCATGTAATCTTTACGGCCTTAACGCCGGTGTATTTTTCTTGAACTCCCCCCACCTGTTTGATTATCTCAAATTCGGGTATATCCTCATCTTTTGCGGTGAACGTGTGGGTAAACGTGCCGTCCCCGTTATCTACCGTTGCGACCGTGCCGAAGAAACAATAAATCAGCTCGTCCACTCCGTCTTTTGGCTTAAATGCCACGCTTATGTCTCCGTTCACGTCCAGTTTTCCTAAAATGGCGTCTTGAGCGTGCGCGGTGTCTATGAAGTATTCCATAGTAGTGTCCCGGTCTATCGTCAAACCGTCGCCTTTGGCCGGCAATCGGAGATAGACCCCCCCACCGCTCACGTTTCCGACGTTAATAAATTGCTTCATCTCTTACTCACCACCATGACGTTGAATAAAATTCAAACGTAAAATCGCGCCTTACCGTCCCGTTTTCTTCCAAAATCCCCCGGTCGTCCACGCTTATGAGCTTCAAATAATCCGCTCCGCCGATACCGTCTTTATTCTGCCGGGCTAAGGTTTCGATTTGGTTAGTAATGTTGTCTAACGTGCTTTCCACGTCGTAGTCCCCGGCGCGGTGTTTGAGGTAAAGGCTAACTACGACTTCGGTAGTGTCCGCCCATTCGTCCCAGCCCACGTTTAGGGGTTGCGGGAACGTGGACGCTCCCCTTATTAGTAATGCCGGCGTCTTATACCGCGCTCTCCTATTCGCGTCTAAATCGCTTTCCAAATACACGTTTACGCTTTGGGCTTCCCCGTTTTTGTCCGTCCACTTCACCGTGGATAAAAGAGTTTTGAGCGCGGAGCGGGCGTTAATCATGGTATCACGACCCCGAACGTTAAGCCCCCGGTCATCGCGTCAATCTTAGCCCGGTAAACTTCCAAAAACCGCGTGGGTTTGTTCTCTTTGTAAACTAACGCGTTGCTAACTAAGTCGGGTATCGCAATCGTGCCGGGGTCTTCCAACCTCAACGTGGCTAAGTGCGCCGTGTAGTAGTTTACCGCTTCGTCCAAATCCCGGCGCTCTATTCTGGTCGGGAAGTAATGATAAGACGCGAAAAGCTCAACGCCGGACGGGGGGGTTTCCGCCAATTTGATTAAGCCGTGTTCCGCGTCAATCGCTTCGACCGTGAGCATGTTCCACATGTCCCAGCCCGGGGTAAGGCTCATGCTTTCCACTTTCACGTCCGCGGGCGTCGGATTAACCCCGGTTTCTAAGCTCCCTAACGGGTAGTGTTCTAACTGATAGACTAAACGCGTGGCGGTTAAGGGGGTTATCTTCTCCCGCTCAACGCTCACCAAAACGTCCATGAAGACTTTTCGCCGGGCGTAGTCCATAAGCACGGCTAAGTCATCGTCCGTAATGTCTTCCCCGGTCAATCCGGTTAGTGCTCTTACGTCGTCAATGCTCCCGTAATCCATTCATACCCCCCCCAGCGGTCAAAAGAAAAGGGTTAAGCCCGTCATGCGGACGGGTTCTTAACCTGTCCAATGCCAATGGCTTCGGCCGTTCCGTCGCCGTCCAAATCAGCGGTTATAATCTCCGCTCCCCAGTAAGCGTTAAAGACTTCCTCCCAAATGTCCGCGCGGGCGTTCCTGTTCTCCTCAAACTTCGCCTTCATGCCGGACGCTTCCGCGACCGCCATAGAACTGTCCACGACCAACGCGCCTACCGCGTCCAAAGTGGTATCGAAGGACACACCGGGCACTACTATAACTTTCATGCCGTAAACCTTAGTAATGCCCCCGTCCGCGCCGACTTCGATAGCGTAGCGCTTAGTAGCGTCTTCGTAGTCGGTCAAAAGCTGGGTGTGGCCTTCTGCGGTGATTAGGAGAGTGTCCGGGCTTCTACCCAGATTAAAGCGCATGTGGTCAGCCACGGCCTTAATCTTCGCGTAAAGGTCGCTAAGGTCTCCAGCGCTCGCCAAATCCACGGAGTAAGCCGGGGTGTAATGAGTGCCGGACACCGCGCCCAAATCCAATTTGGTGGCTATCTCCTTATCCATAGCCTCAGCCCAGCCCTCACTTAGGGCTTTAACCACCTGTGCTTTCAAATCCACGGACGCCACGAAAATGGATTGTCCGGTGAGCGGAACGGTGGTATTCCAACGCTCAATGGTTACGGCGGACGCAAAAGGCTTATAGGCGTTCGCTTCGTTCTCCGCGCCTTCGGCAACCTTAGCAACCGGGAGTTTCGGGAAGATACGCACCTTAACGGTGTCCCCGCTACCCTTCGCTATGTCTTCCATGACGGCGCTAATGACGCCGGCCAGTTTTCGCCCTAAGCCGGCTTCCTGTATTATCTTCTTCGCGAAAATCTCCGACTGGGTTATGGCGTCCACGTCGGCGGTTGTGGTGTTCGCCAACGTCTCAAACTCCTTTCTCAAATCTTCATTTATTCCCATAGGCTTCAAACCTCCTTTTTCAGCTTCCTTAACTTCGCGTCTAAGACGCTCTCAAATTCGGCTTTCGGGTCGGGCTTATCGTTCTGGACTTCTACCGCGGTCTTCCGTTTGGCGGGCATTCCCCCAATCGCATGGGCGAACTCCACCAACTCCCTAAGCTCTTCCGTGCTCTTCTCTTCGAACGTGAACCCCGGCGCATACTTCTTAAGCTCCGCTATCAGCTCCCCGCGCTCTTTCTCTTCGTAAGCGGTGAGTTTGGCCTTAAGTTCCTCAATCTTCCGCGTGGCCTCTTCCAACTGGGCTGTGAGTATCTCAACCTCGGCCAAACACGGGGGTTCGGGTGTTGCCTTCTCCTCATTCTCAACCTTCGCCTTATCGTCCACTTCCGCCACTTCCGGGGTATCCTCAGTTATTACATCGGCCGTGATGGCTTCCGCTTCCTGAACTTCTACCGCGTCGGCTGGGCTTTCATTATCTTTCGCTTCCTCTTCCGCGTCAATGCCCTTAATCACCCACTCCCCGTTTTCGTTCTGGGAAAGCTCCGGCGGTTCGCGGTTAAATTCGCGGTAGTGCTTAGCTAAGTGCTCATACACTTTTTGGAAGTCCCCGGCCGGAATATCTACACCGCCACGCGCTCCGGCCAAAGTCGCCATAGCCGTTCTAACCCCATTCCACACTACCGCGTGAGAACCGGGCTTATGGTGGGGTAGTTTCATATCGGAGAAACGCGCGGGTGGGTTCTCCGGCGTCCACGCGTAGTGGCCGGCTATGCTTCGTTTCTCTTCGTCCGTCAATTCTTCCCACGGCTTTTCGGTAAAATCGCTTAGGTTCGGCTTAGACCACGAACCGTTTTCGTCTTTCCCGTATTCCCACGGGTGTTCTGGGACAACTCCCAACGTTACCACTTCCTCATTCTGTCTTAAGCCAACTCCGCACCCGTCGGCCGGATTGCACGCGCCTAAGTCCACAAAAGACGCTTTCACTATCTCAATATCCCGGGCTATTTGCTCCCCGTTTTCCCCGTCTTCGATAGTTGCCCAAAGCTCTACGCTTAGGTTAGGCGTTAATCCGGCCTTCATGCGGTTTTTTACGTATCCCAACGCCACCGCGCCTTTTGTCGTTTCTAAGTTGATGACCGGGACGGCTCTAATCTTCCCGTCTTCCTTCGTTACGTCTTTGAAAAAGCCGACTTCATCATCTACGTCCCGGCTATGGTTAAGGGTTAGTGGCATTACGGCCGGCACGGTGGCCGTGTTTATCTCTTCCGCCAAAAAGGTAATACCGTTGAACGTTCCGGGGGCTAAGAGGGTTGATTTTGGTAATTCCACCACGTCCCCGACCGGGGTAATGTCCCCCAGCTCTACCGCTTTTGATAATGCTAATTTGGTCTTCTCCACGGTGTCCCCCTCACTTATAACATAGGCAATGATAGAAACGTCATGGACGCCAACCATGACGCCAAAGCTCAATTAAACGAAAAAGCAACCCGGACGCGATTACGATTGATATGAACACCCAAAACGTGTTTTTTGAGATTATAATATTGTCCTGTTCCTTTTTGTGGTATTCTATGTGGCGTTCCCGCCACGCTTCCAAATCGTCCACGCGGTTTTGGATACTCCCCCTTAGCTCTTTGTCTTCCTTCATCTCCTTACACAATTCCGTAAGCTTTTCATCTATCGCGTCCACTTTCATGGCCAATTGGCCTAAGAGGTATTCGGTCGTTTGTCGTGGGTCGTTTGATTTGCGGGTTGTCATCGGAATAACCCCCGGCTACGGTATTCACTAACCACTTTCCGCACGGCCGGGCGTAAGTAAGGCTTTGCGCTCATTTTGCGCGTTCCGTATTCGACGAACGGCGCATAGTAAACGGGAGAACCGACAAAGTAAACGTGGGCTTCAATCTTCCCATGATGAATTGACGCCCTTAGCCTACCCGTGCGCACCGGCACAATCCTTTTAGCTTCGCGTTCAACCTTTAAGGCCATCTCTTCCATCGTTTTGTCTAAATCTTTGTTGAGACTTTGAAAGCGCGTAATAACCGCTAAGCCCCGCTCCAGCCTCAACCCCATCTTTAGCATTCCTTAAACCCCCCAATAGAGTGTGAGAGTTTCGATAACCCGCTTTACGGCCGTCTTAAACGACCGTTTCAGAATAGCGGAATAATCCCGTTCCAAAGTGCGGGCTTTAATCTCCGCGGGGTTGTTCGGCATGGCCTTAAGTTTCTCATCAATGAAAACCGGCACGGCCGTGCAACGACAATTAGGGTGAGCGGGGGGCATTAAAACCCCAATCGAAAACGGTTCGTCCAGCTTCCGACGCTCACCGTCTAACCCCGCGCAAATATCACATGTCCTATCGTCCCATGCGGTAACCCATTCCTTCCCTTTCACTACCCCGCTTCGCTTCCACGCGGAATAACGGCCGTAATTGGACGCTCTCATTACTTCCGTCCGCGCTATGGTGTTAATCCGCCATTCTTTAGTGTTTAGCACGTTCCTTAAGTCGCTCGCGACTTGGGTCATGCTCTTTCCGTTCATTATCCC